CTGTTCACCAACCAGGGCGGCGGGCGCGTCATCCCGCAGGGATCACAGGAGGATGGGCTGCTGGTCTCGCCTCGCGGGCTTGAGGATGTCACCACAGGCGCAACACTGACGGTCGAGAACATCGGCGCAGGGGACATCAACACCAGCACCAGCAACGAGCGCGACACACTGACGATTACGCAGCTGCTCACTGTTGATGGAACTGCCGTGTTTGGCGGCCCGGTCGAGTTTGACAACGTTGCTGCTGGTCAGACCACAGGCCTTGGTCCCGTCAGGCTGGCGCTGCTGTCGGAGCTGCAGAAGACTGGCGGCGCCGCTCCCGTCGCAACATCGGACTCAGCAATCAATAGAGATCCATCGGCTGTCAATGTTCCAGGTCTTAACGCATGGAAGCAATCACAGAAACTGATCAGCGCATCAACGGGAGAGGTCGTGGTCTATGTGAAGTCAACAGCAGCCGACCGGAACCTGCAGAGTATGCTGACAACACCGCCGACATCTGCGGCAACGGCGATTCCGTCTCTAGCGCGGGCAGCAGAATACCTCAATGAAGTGCTTGGCAATTCCGAGCAAGCTGGCGTTGTGCGAGTGGCAGCAGTTGGCTTGTATAATCCAGAATCTTACTGGAATTGCAATGTTCGATTTGAGGCATGGAATGAATCCTTTTCAGCCATGCCGTTCCCGAGCAACAGCGCCGGATCTGCTGGCGTTGCCAATAACTACTACGATGGCACTGGGTATGACAGCTTTTCCACGATTCCGCACTTTATTCCGTGGCGGTTGCTGTTGCGCGATGCGATAACATCTGGCACATCGGGAGGCAATACTAATTCATGGATAATCACTACACCAAACGTCATCAGGACTACTCGGGATGTAGAGTTTAGAGGTGGGTTCGTATTCCTGGGCCTTGCGGAAACAATTAAAGCAGTGGCGAATGGCCAATGGCCCAAGACCGCGTTTCTTGGTTCAGTCGACTCTACCTGGCTTGGCGTGCCGGCTGTTGACAAGATCAACGGCACTGCAGCGTCGGGAAACGTCGTCTACTCGTCAACGGTTGCAACAAACGTTGACACCTTAATCAATAGCATAAGGACGGCATCGGGATTCACTGGTGACTTCTATGGCATTAACTTTGGGTCTGTTATCCGTGCATCTGGCGGGAACGGCAGAATCGCTCGGTTGTATGACCTCATGCTAGGACCTGGCCTGCCGATGCGTAGCAATGTAAGCGGAATGAGAGATGGATACATTGCTGTTGATGACGACGTAAGGCTGCGGATCTCTAACCTGTACCTGAGAGGCAACACGACAATCACTTCAGCGGGGATTGGATGCGCTAACGGGATCTTCGGTGCCGATTATGGCCACCATGGATCTGCTGCCGTCGCCGCTCCTTGGAGCTGGCGCCAATTCTTCCATACCCTTGTCTCGCCCAGCGAGTACGCCTCCCCAACAAGCATCAATCTTGACGTACTGGGAAGTAGAGAGTTTGCCTCAATTAGTAGCGTCTATGTGCAGCGATCAGTCGGCAATGACTGGAGCTATTACACCGACTTAACCGGCAAGCTGCTGCCAAACTGCCTGCATCTGCTGACCAATTCCAGCACATCCTCGACTCTTGACTATCCTGCCAACGATAACGACGGCCCATTCATGGATCAGGTCTTCCACGCCAGGTTTGGATTCAGCGTCACTACTGCGCACTATGGTGTTAATGCAGCATCAAATAGCGGCACAACTCTAAGCGGTTGGCGCGGCAGGTTTGGATCTAATGCCTACAACTCAACCAAGACCCGCGGCATCCTACTTGGAGAAGGCAGCTCATACCTAGTGCCAGAAGGTGGTGCAGCCGTCAACATTTCGGATCGTATCTATTCCGCAGGCAATCCGGTTGCCGCGCTCGGTATCTTTCAGCGTGCTGGTGCAAACGCCAGCAATCAATCAAGCCACAATCCGACCTTCTCTGCCGGCGCCGCTGGGTACGGAGAGGGTAACCCTACTGGGGCCAATGTCGTCATTACGGCGGCCGATGCCACGCTGGCGCTTAACGTCGGACTTCGATCGTGGAAGTCTGGGATTTCCGCGCAGTATGGCGCGACAATCAACGCCAACAGTGTTTTCTAATGCTACCCTCTGACCTCGGCTACAAGTCACCTGCGCCTGTTGCTATCCAGCGGCTGGCCGTGTTTCAGCAGTTGCTCTCAATGAACTGCGATCCCTATGCGACCCACTCCCATAATCCGGGCCTATGCCGGATGCTGGAGGCTGCAGCCAGCGTTGCTACGGTGACAGCAGATCCCTGACCCCCGTGGACGCCGAGCGCATCAACCATCTGGACCTGCTGCGCGAGGTCGTGGCGGTGCGCACCCTCGTCGACCGGCTGGTGACCGACATGAGCGAGCTGCGGCAGCAACTGGGAGAGCCCGAGAATGGGATCTATGCCCGCCTGAACCGGCTGGAGCAGTCGCGGGCGCAGATCCTGTTGCTGGCGGCCGTGCTGGGGCTGGTGCTGCCCGTGCTGGTCACGGTGGGCATGGATCGGGCCTTCCCTAGAGTGGAGACACCCCCTGCCGTTGTCCGGCCGTGAACATCCAGCTGACCGACTTGGTCGAAATCGTCCTGGCCCTCCACGGGGCTGCCGTCTTGATTGTCAACCTGACCCACACCCCGAAGGACGACGAATTGATCGCACGTTTCTACCGCGCCATTGAGCTGTTCGCCGGTCTGGTCACCCCCCTGGCCAAGCGATGAGCGGCAAGCTGCTGGACGCGGCCCGGTTCACGCCGAACCCGCCGGAGCCGCATCAGGCTGCTGCCTGGAACTGGCTCCATGAGCAGCTGACCCCCGAGCAGGTGGGGCGGTTCTTCGAGCTGTTCCGTGCTGCCCCGCTGCCAAAGCCAGCGGATGACCCGGCGGTGAAACTGGCCCTGCCGCTGATTCGGGAGTTCGAGGACTGCGAGCTGAAGGCCTACCCGGACCCTGAGACCGGCGGCGAACCCTGGACGATCGGCTGGGGCAACACCACTCACGTCGACGGGTCCCGGGTGAAGCCGGGCGACACCATCACCCAGGCGGTCGCCGATCAGATGCTCGACAACTACGTCCGCAACATCCTCGTGCCAGCCCTGGCGCAACGGATCCCGACCTGGCGGCAGATGTCGGCCCGGCAGCAGGCGGCGCTCCTGTCGTTCGCCTACAACGTCGGCGCCGGGTTCTACGGGGCCTCGGGGTTTGACACGATCACCGCTGCCCTGCGCGACGGCAGGCTGGCCGATGTGTCGGCAGCGCTGCGGCTCTACGTCAACCCCGGCGGGCCCAGTGAGGCAGGCCTGAGGCGGCGACGGGAGGCAGAGGTGAAGCTGTGGGGCGGGCCGGCGCGACCGACCGAGAAGATCCTGCGGGTGCCGTATTTCAGCCAGAACGACAACCGCAGCGGCACCGGTTACCGCGAGTGCTTCAGCTCCACCTGCGCCATGGTCGGCGCGTTCTACGGCAAGGTCAAGGGTGACGATGAGTACAACCTGATCCGCGCCAGGTTCGGCGACACCACCAATGCGCAGGCGCAGATCCAGGCGCTGCGAACCCTGGGCCTGGAGGCCCGCATGGTGACCAATGCCGCCCCTGGGCTGCTGGAGTCCGAGATCCTGGCCGGCCGGCCGGTGCCGGTGGGCTGGCTCCACCATGGCCCCGTGACCGCACCGACGGGCGGGGGGCACTGGACGCTGTGCATCGGGTTCACCGCTGAATCGTTCGTGATGAACGATCCGAATGGGGAGGCGGACATGCGCAACGGCGACTACGTGAACCACACCCAGGGGCAGGGCATCGCCTACAGCCGGCGGAACTGGCTGCGACGGTGGGAGGCTGATGGGCCCTCGACGGGATGGGCGCTGCTGGTTAAGCCCGGGGCTAGCCCCCATCCCCCTCAGGCTCCCCTACCATCAACCTCGAAAACTGCTCCAGCCAGACCCTGACCTGCCACCAGTCCGGCGTCTCGCGGCAGGTGCTGCCGTAGCAGATGCGCCAGAGGTCGTCGCCGTCCTGCTGGCGAACCTGGGCGATGGTGATGGTGGGTGGGGTCATGCGTCAGTGAACAGAGTCGCAGACTGTGATTCGGCTTGCTGCAGAAACTTGGACGCCTGTTTGGCGTACTCAGGCTTCAGTTCCACCCCAATGTACTTCCGTCCCATCTTCACTGCCTGATAGCCAGTGCTGCCGATGCCGTTGAACGGATCCAGGACAAGATCGCCAGAGTTGCTGTAGAGGGTTAGGCATCGTTCAATCAGGTCTAGCGGCATTGGGCAAATATGCTTCTCATCTTTGTCGCCCTTGAATCTGGCATTAAGAACCTTCGTTTGCATCGTGTCCATCCAGACCGGAGATGCCCATTGCTGCCACTGATCAAGCGTAAAATCCTCGCGCGAGTGAGTCACGGGCTCGCCTACGTTTTTCCCCTTGGATTCCTTGCGCATGACCAGGATGTACTCTGGCATTCCCATGGCACTGACGCGGCTGTTTTCTCTGATGTTTTTGTAGAGAAGTCGTTCGTGCTTGGTTTTCTGCATCTCCCTGACTGGATCGCGCCAGATTGTTACCCTGGCCCGAAGGCAGAACCCTGCGTCTCGATAGTTCTTGCTTGCGGCATCACTGAAAGGGAATAGCCCACCCTCTCCGGTTTCACTGCTATTTTGGTAAAAGACCGTGTCCTTGACGTGATCGCAAATGACAGTCCCAGGCTTCATGACGCGGAACAACTCACGAGCCATGAAAGCGTGATGCTCCAGAAACTCGTCGTGAGATGCGCTATTTCCCATGTCGCGTTCAGAATCTGAATAGATGTAGAGCGATGAAAATGGCGAGCTGAAAACAGAGCAATCCACTGAATCGGATGGCATGCCCATGAGCATCTCAACGCAATCAGCGTTATAGACAGCCCAGTTGTGGCCTTCGTAATCTGGTTTCATGGTTTGACGAAAGAAGGAAGAGTAACCACGGGTGTACGTGTATAAGCTCTGCGCAGGACTGCATCTTGTTGAGACTTAAGCATTGATCGGGTCATCGCACGTTTCATTCGCTGATGATCCTCTGCCTTGCGCTGAACGTTGCTCCAAATGCTTGACTCGGTATCGCTGATGATGACATGACACGTCACTTGCCGAGTCTGCCCGTAACGCCATGCCCTTCGCACGGCCTGATAATGCTGCTCGTAGCTGTGGCTGACGCTGGCAAAGATGACCGTGCTGGCATGCTGCCAGTTCAGCCCTAGGCCTGCCAATTTGGGCTTGCTAACGATGACTCGCCGTTCACCAAATGTGAACGCATCCAACGCCGCCACCTTTGCATCTGGGTCCATTGATCCATGCACTTCAATGGCGTCAGGAATTGAGTCAGACAGTGCCGAGGATTCGGCATTGGTTTCACACCATACAATCACTGGGCCATCTGTAGAGTTGGCAATCTCAGCAGCCTTCGCCACGCGATCATCCATGGTTAAGCGTTTCTCACGATGAATCGTTGTGGCACTACCATCCGGAATCCTAAACAGCATTCCATCTGGCACGTCCTTTGTGATGTCCGCCTGAATGCAGTGGATTTCATATGTCAGTGGAGGCAACACGAATCCAGAATCATCTCCGCCTAGGTCCGAGGGCAGAGTTGCCGCCCTGGCCCAGCTGGCGACCCATTTCCAGAAGTCATCTGTTGCATGACCTTTAAGCCGATAGCCTCCCATTGTGGTTTGATCGCTAATGAACCAACGGGACAGCATTTCGGGGCCTGGCATAACTCCAAGGAACTCCGCGTGCTGGCCCAGCTCCATGTGATCATTCGGTGCAGGGGTTGCCGTTGCGGCTAGCCGATAAGGAGTCTCTGCAAATGCATCGCAGAGCATGCGTTTTGTTGGCCCTGTGAAAGACTTGAGGATGCTGGATTCGTCCAGTACCACGCCGCCAAACACTGAAGGGTGAAGCTTGGGCAGCCTTTCGTAGTTGGCGATATTGACGCCACTGGTGACGTCTGACTGTTCTCGGACAATCTGAGCGTCAATCCCGATGGCCTGGCATTCGCGCTGCATCTGCCTGGCAACTGCAAGCGGCGTCAGGATTAGAGATGGCTTGCCGCTGGCCTCCATAAACTCAGCCGCTGCAGCGGCCTCGACTCGTGACTTGCCGAGTCCGGTATCGAGGAATGCGGCAGATCGACCTTTCTGGCATGCGAACTCAAGGGTCGCAAGTTGATGTTGAAACAGCGGCCAGTCGTGACGCAGCTGGAATCCATGGGACCCAGCAGCTGTGCCCTTGGATGCGATGAATTGCCGATACTGGGCAATGGCATCAGTCATGGCGTCACCCTCCTCGGCGCGGCCATCAGGGTCAGCCGCACCATGCACTCGCTCAGCTCCTCGCCAGTGATCTCCTGCAGCACCAGCTGGGTCAGTGCACTGGCCAGGATCAGGCAGGCCTCTGGGCTGCGGCCTTGAGCATGAGCGGCTGCGGCCTGATCGTGCATTGCGCGGATGGCATTGTGGCAGGCAGTTTCAATTGCGTCCTGGCGGTCGGCGGTGGTCATGCTCCCACCTCCGGCGCATCTAGTACCGACTGCAGCCAGGCCCTGGCAGAGTCGTCGTCATCGCAGAAGTGCGTGGCTGCCTCATGACCCAGCAATAAACGCCCGGCCAGTGCGGGACCATGGAGCGCCTCCAGAATCCGGCCTGCCTCGCCAGCTTGGTGGATGGCCCAGCCAGCGATGCAGTGCGTTGTCTCGCAGGTGTGCCAGTCACTCATCTCAAGCGCGTCAGCGTCCGCCAGGGCGGCCACGGCCACAGCCCGCAGCCTGGCCGGTGCATCAACGGCGATTGGCAGCCCAATGGCCTCGCTCAGGTAGGCCCCGCGCAGGCTGGCCCCGCTCAGGTTGGCCCCG